ATTCTCCGAGATGATGACTACCAGTTTGTTGCTGACGAGCACAGCGAGAAAATGGAATTGTACATCGACTTTCTGAAGAGAAACGCACGCAAGCCCGAACCTGAGTCGTACTTCCGGATTGTTGATGCTATACTTGAGCACGAGACCCCTAATGTGGTCTACAAGTTCCTGTACTACGTCCTGCGATCGATGGATGAGTGGGCCACTATGGAATCTATCTTCGAGGAGAAGGAGAACCTGACAGATAGACAGTTATTGATGTATTCAAACTGCTGTAGCGACGTGCGAAAGTTCAAGGAGTATATAACTAACAATCCGCTCAGCTCCTGCGACTAAATCCGAAAAAATTGAAGCCGGCCTGGACCCCTGGAGCCAGTATGCTCCAAAGTCGAACAAACATCCAAGATGTCTAACACAATACTTATTGGAGACTATGAGGCGAGATTCATTAATATGGTCATGGAGACATATGACATGCTGAAGGAACTCGATGAGGTAAAGAGCGATGAAGAGTTCTGGAGTGTATGTGAAGTTATTGAGGCGGCTTATCTTGAGTTTGAGAGTGTGAAGAAGAACTACTTTGAACTCTTGACTAGCAACGGTGGAAGTGCGAAGGGCTGTTCTCTCATTCATGAGTTTGAAAACGGGATTTACTGTCTCGATGAGAAGTATAGTGCTATTAAAGATATTATTGAGTTCAGTCATGCTGCGGCGATGCTAAAGTAAATAGAAAGACAAAAGATGAAAGACAAAAACAGAAGAAAAGAGCTTTTTTTTGTTAGTATGGGTCGACGGTATCATTAACTGCTTAATATAAGTATTTGATGATCCCATTTTTATATAGTATTTACGCCTTCTTGGCAGTCTTCTTGGACGCCTTGGCAGCCGTCACGGGTACAGCAGCGGCGGCAGCGGCAGCCGCAGCAGTAGCGGCAGGCACAACAGCCGCAACAACGGGGGCCGCAGCAGCAGGGGTCTTAGAGTCACCGCGGCGACGAGCGGCCTCCGCAACCGCCTTCTTGTACAGGGTGGTCTTGTCATTCTTCTTCATGTCCTCCCACACATGGTGGACCTCCTCATGCCACGCACGCAGCTGCTGAGGGGTCTCGCCCTTCTGGCCACGGGGAGTGCGGCGACGGCGGCGACCCACCTGCTTCTCAAGCTGCTTGGCAGCGCGCTTCAGCTCCTTCAGCGACTCCTCGATCTTGGAAATACGCTCAGTCAGGCTCAGCGCGGCATCGGCTACAGATGTGGCCTCAGTTACAGTGTTAGCAGCGGTGGCGGCAACGGCGGAGGTAGAAGACATTTGGTTGGTTCTAATATATCTTGTTGGGGTGTTTTTAAATAGTAAAATAAACGCACTTTAGAAGGGCGCGGCCTAAAAGAATTTTTAGAGAAATTACTCATTATAATGACCCGAGAAGCATATGAGATAATTGATGGTGGTGAGAGTATTCCATATCATCTACTCTTTTATATGTTAGCGCACTTTTGCACTGTTTCAAATAGTGAAGAGATTATTTACTATTATCCAAAGACATCATGTAAATTTACTGAAACTATGTTAGCAGCACTTCCACAGCACTGGATACGTCATTTAGTAAAGGAGCCAGGATATAACTATACTACTAAACAAATAAGACTCGCGTTTTATGAGGATTGGGTCTTGCCTCATCTATATGATTATCTAAGATTTCTCTTTCAATTGCATATAGGAACATTAAAACCAGGAAATAGAATTTATGTATCTCGTAATAAAGGGCGATCTGTTAGACAAGTTATAAATGAAGATGAAGTTATGAAATGTCTGGAACCCTTTGGATTTCGTCGCATTTTTATGGAAGATCTAGATGGGGCTAATCAAATTCGGCTCTTTTCAGAGGCTGAGATTATTATTACTCCACACGGGTCCGCCTTGGCATTTAGTACATTCTGTTCAGAGAACGCAACAATTATAGAACTTCTTGATAAACCCCTTACAAAGTTGAAACATTATTCTCATATCGCATGGTATCTTGGATTTCAGTTTACCCGTTTTAGAGATTGCTTACCAGAGGGTGAGAACTTTCGTATCGACTGTAATAAACTTTCGCAAAAAATTAAGAAACTTTTGCCTGCGGTTGCGGTTGTACCTGAACCTGAGGCTGCGGTTGAGCCTGAGCCTGCGGTTGCGGTTGTACCTGAAGCTGAGGCTGCGGTTGTACCTGAACCTGAGCCTGCGGCTGCCGCTGCGACAGGCTGCGCCAGTCTAAATATTATTTAATAGTGTATATATATTAGAAATAAATGAGTATACTTACATATTGTAATATACTACTAGGTTCATTTTCAGGTATAGCAGCATACAAAAAACAACCTCTTAATTATGTTTTACTAGGCTCTTATTTTTCTATTATTACACCAATTCAAGTAATAGATGTATATTCTAGATTAGATGTATTGGCTAAAATAAGACTACAGGGTGCTAACCCTTTTATACATGTTCCAATTACCATAGGATTTGTATCATTAGGGAATTTATCAATATTCGGGTTAGGTTATATAGTAGGTAACATTGGGTATTCCGCCTATCTTGGATTTAAAAATTGAAATGCTGTTGGCTATGAAATAACTATAACCTTAGCAAAATGTCCGATCCAGATTCATTCATTCAGAACTTATATAAACAGATGGGGCTCTATGGTTTTGCTGATATTCATTATGCAAATCAGTCACCAGTAGGTTCACTATTAGATAGAGATTATCCGCGGAGGTGGCGTATCGGTGTCTGGACTGGCCCAGAGAGGAATATTATTGCTTTGAAACAGTGTGCAACAGAAGAGGAGGCACTTGTATGGGAATCGCCTCTTGGCTGGGATATTGCTGATGCTCTCAGTTTAGCAATTGAAAGGCTGAAGTTTCTTCGGATGCAGCCACGTGTGTAATTCAATAGTACCAAAGATAGTCTAAAAAATTGATTATTATTCTTAATAAATATTTTTTTACACCATCTAGAAAAATGAGAATAACTATTCTTATACTATCTTTGGTCTCAGCAATAAGTCAAAGCGATAGCGCCTCTCCCATTTATAGTGATATAGTTACAATGTCTATGACAAATACTTTATCTGCGACATCTACATCCTCTATGACAAATACTTTATCTGCGACAGATACACCATCTATCACAGAAAGCGCATCCTCATCTGCGTCTGTATCTGCAACAAGTAGTGCTCTAGCAGAGATTATTACAGAATCATCATCTGAAACAAGTAGTTCTAGTTCTACTCAGTCTGTGTCATCTAGTTCTAGTCAGTCTGCGTCGTCTAGTTCTAGTCAGTCTGTACCAGCGAGATCTACTCAGTCTGCTGCTGCTATAACGCACTCAATAACAAATAGTAGAACAATAACTACAACTACAACTACAACACAAACACTAACTACAACCAAACTACCAATAGTGGCAGTAGCAACCTCAAGCGCAACTTCAAGTGCAACCCAGCCACCAACAGCAACCCATCCACTAACTGCAACTCAGCCACCAACAGCAACCCAGCCACCAACCGCAACTGCAACCAAATCATCAATAGCAAAACTTGTAAATTATTCGGTAACTATAAATAATGACAAAAATAATCAACACATTCTATTCATAGAAATATTTATTCCACTCCTTATAGTCGTAATTCTATCTGTATTAATACTTCTCTATTATATCAAGAAAAAGAAATACACCCAAGCACCTCTAACAAATGTTACAGTTATTATGAGCCCTATTGTACTTAGAGAAAACCCCCTTTATAACATTGAAGAACTAAAATTATAGACAGCTTATGACCCCCTCCTTATAGTTCGCACTATGCCAGAATTCCAAATCTTTATTACGCTGAAACATCTCAAGTTGCTCTATCTCTCTTGAACTAAGCATCTTATCTATAACAGCACATGATACGACGACAAATATTGCCCCATCTGCCGCATCAGGATCCGACGCAAGAATCAAGCGAATCACATCCTCATTTGTTGTACGAAGACCACATTCTGTAAGGGTTTTTATATAGTCCTTACAGAGCGTATCTCTATTTGTTGGAAGCTGCGGATTAAATGGCTGACCAGCACGCTGCTTGAATATTCCTTGGAGAAATGCTCGCCCACCTCGCCCTCCTTGTGGGGCGAGCCTGCGTCTCATATACTGTGTCTCAGGAAGTATAATACGCATAGAGCGTGCGGCATCTTCAAATGGTGTAGTAGTTTCTTCCGAATTATGAGAGGAGAGAATTCCAAGAAGGTGTTCTCTTGCCTCATATGCGCATAATGGCCACAGATAATTATCTATATCTGTGTTAACGAACTCTCCAGGATCACCTGTTTCAAACATGAAACAATTTTTTGGAAGACTTGGAGGAGGGTCGCGAAGTGTTTCTCGACTATAGGCGCCATGAAATGTAATATAATATAAAGGTAAATGAACAGCAGGGCGAAGAACTGGAAGTATATTGGCCACCATTTGTGACTAATACTTCTGCGCTCTGAGAGCCTCTGTTGCTCGTACGTGTTTCTGTGTAATGACACCGTTGCGCTCGTACTTCTCCTTCCTCTTATCAGACTTCTTGCGACGATCTCCCTTGGGCTCCTTGAAACTATCCATTTATTCGCCTTTGTGTTGAATCTATTCAGATAAATTAGATGTTTCAATTTTTCTCTCTAAAATATTCGTTTCTGAATAACCTTCACGCCTTTTATCTTTTTTGCTCTATCCTCTAGAGAATTTACCCATGTTAACTTCACTTTGTCCCAATCCCCATAGAAGATTTGATAAGCATCTTCCCACTGTAGAGGAGTCATCTTTAGGGGAAAATGCTCACGACTTACAAACTTCCTATCAAGCATAAAATACACGTTGTTTTTTCCCAAGATTATAGGATATGGAACATCACTGTGACCAACTAATGAGAAGTATTTCTGTGGCTCGTCATCAAGCATTTTAAATTCATAGATCTCATGACCAATAAATACATAGGTGTTTGCTGGAGAAGCTAGCTCCAGAAGTATTGAGTTACCAACAAACTGTTTCGCTTGGGCCACAGTATGATCTCCAATTGTTCCGCCAGTCGATTTGCCAACATATACCTTCTTTACATTGAAGGTTCGCACTTGTTTAGAATAATCTGGCTCTTTGTCAAAGTCTTTATTTGTATCTTTATAGATACTTACTTGTGATTTATCAACAACAACTTTAAAAGGTCGCCCACCATTGTCGTGCGTATAATATGTTGGCATACCTATTATAACATAAATAAAAATTGAAAGTATTTAATCCGTAAATAGTAGATGCTACTAAAATGACGGACTATAAGCCAATTATTATAGATGCGTTAGAGACTCTTCGTAAGATGGATACCGCAGAGAAACGAGGGTTCCAAGCCCGTGCATATAAGAAGATTATTGATCAACTTAAAACAATGAAGGATCCGGTACACTCACTCAATGATCTCGGAACTATTGAAGGTGCTGGCCAGAAGATCAAAGAAAAATTCAAGGAGATTATTGAAACTGGTTCGCTCCGAGCTGCTGAGAGAGCTAAAGCAGAGTTTCCTATTGAACTATATGATGCTCTTCAAAAAATCTATGGGGTTGGTCCAGTAAAGGCGAAGGACCTTGTGGAGAAAGATAAGGTCACAAGTATTGAGGACCTGCGCGCAAAGGTTGTAGCAAACCCGAAACTACTAAATGAAACTCAGAAGGCAGGTCTCAGATACTATGAGGATATTAATGAACGCATCCCTCGCGCGGAGATGGAGCAGCATGAAACGCTTCTAATGGAGTTTCTACCACAGTCCCTTAGAGGTACTATTGTGGGTTCGTTTCGCCGCAAGGCTGCGACTTCAGGAGATATTGATATGCTTCTGAAGGGGGCAGCAGGGTTCAAAGACTTTATTAAAATACTCAAGGACCAGAAATATATTGTAGAAGTTCTCGCAGAAGGTGATAAGAAGTGTCTTGCGATTGCGAAACTCCCTGCGTCTAGCAGTCAGACTCCGTCTAGAGGTCGCAGGCTAGATCTCCTCGTAACTCCAGAGACAGAATATCCCTACGCAATTCTATATTTCACCGGCTCAGATCTCTTCAATGTTGCTATGCGCAAATATGCTCTTACAAAGGGATATAGTCTAAATGAACATACACTCACACCTGTAGGGGAACAACCGCCGCCACCGCCGCCTCCAATGAAAACTGAGAAGGATATCTTTAATTTCTTGGGGCTAAAATATATTGAGCCTGAAAATCGCCTCGGCGAAGCACAGATCGTTCCTGCTATAAAGCTGCGCCGTCTAAAAATGAAGGATAGTGGCAACGTTTCCTTGGTCTAAAGTACGTTATATAGGTATACTAGTATAAATGGTACGATTTTGGTATGGTGCTCCTCAGGCAGCTGGAAAACTTCTTCCAGAAGTTGCTAAGTACTACAATAAATCAAAGGAAATTGTAATTGCGAACCTGTATGATTGTTATCTACCTCAGAGACTAATCTTCCCAAATGCAGAAAGAATTGTTATTTTTGATTGGGAGAAGAATGCTGTCAACTATAATCTGAACGAATATCATTTTCCTGTTGTTAAAGAAATCGTTTTCCTCTCGACACATCCTTGCGAGTATAATGTTCTTTTTCGTTTTCCCGATGAAACAAAATGGATTATAGATGATTCACTACACAGCCCTCACAAGTGGTTCAGAGAACTCCCCCTCTGAATTTCTTTATATTCAGAAAGGAATTAGAAATAATTATTTAACTCCTTGTGGAAAGATCAACCTTCCTGGGTTTGGTACAATGACAGGTGAAAATCTAAATGCGCAGTTTGTGGCATACTGTATGGAAAAAGAGTTACGTTAATGTGGGTGCGAAGTTTAGTTGTCTTTCTTTTTCTTACCTTTGAATGGAGAGAACTTTTTCTGTGTCGTCGTATCGGCTGCTTTGTTGCTGCTGCTGTTGCTGTTGCTGCTGCCAAAGTTCTTCGCACGCGCTTTTGAAGCAAGACCGGCTTGAAAGATAGCAGTCGCAGCGGCCACTGTCAAAGTATCAATATCTACTCCAGAAGGCACTGATACAAACTGCTTCTTCACCGCATCTTTCTTGAACATATAAGGACCATAAGGCCCTACACGAATCTCAAATCCACCTACAACTCGCGCCCCTGCTGCCGCGACCCCCTTCTCATCCAGGCGCTTAATAATACTATCAAGCGTCTCGCCACCACCACTATCACTGCCCTTGTAAGGGATTTTTACGGTCTTGTGTTCAATATATTTTCCATATGGACCGGCTTTCAAGTAAATAGGCTCACCATCATGCTCTCCAAGTGTAGATGAAAGAGCGCTAATATGCGCCTCAGCAGTCGCCAATGTCATTTGGTCAAAACTAGCCCCAGATGGCCAGCCATAGAATTGTGTAGCATCCTTATTACCGCTTGGATCCTCTCGCATGAGTAGCGGGCCTTTTTTCGTCTTAATTGCGGTCAGACCATCTCCCAGATCACGCCGACGCTCATCTGATACTGCTGAACCTTTTGCTGCCTTGAGAGCCACATAACGATCTTTGTAGGAGTTCCAGGTATCTTCTAGTACTTTTTTTGAAGGCTCTTCGCCGGCTGCAATCTTGTCAAGGCGAGTTTCCATAGCAGCAGTGAATGGATAATCAAAGAGATCTGGAAAGTGCTTGAGCGCGAAGTCAATAACTGTTATTCCAAGGCCAGTTGGCACAAGTTTATCCTTCTCTGCTCCAAGACGAATCTTCTTCTCTTCAATTGCTGGAGGCCAGACGCCAGGCGCTCCGAGAATATAACGCTTCTGTATAACTTCTTGACCCTCAATATTCTTCTTCTCAACATAGTTCTTATCCTGAATTGTGCTGATTAGCATTGCAAACGTTGAAGGGCGACCAATACCTTGTTTCTCTAATTCCCTTACAAGGGTTGCTTCAGTATAGCGGGGAGGGGCTTTTGTTGACTTTGGAAAGGCTTCGAGGGATGTCCACTTAAGTTTTGTACCAACTGTGATCTTTTGGGCGGCGGCCCAGACATCTGCTGCTGTTGCTGTTGCTGCGGCATCATCGCCATCATCATCTTTCTGAACTGTATCGCGTGTATCGGCCTTCTTCCAGCCTTCGAACGTGGTTCGTTTCCACGCAGCAAGCCACTCTAACTCAGCATCCTCATCTCCGTCTGCTACAAACTTAACTGTGCGCTTTTCACCTTTCGCTGCGGCCATCACACTCTGGATTGCTCGGAGCCAAATGAGCCCATAGATCTTGCGATCGGATGCTGACCAATCCTCATCTGAGGGTAATTCCCTAGTCTCGAAATGAGTGGGCCTGATCGCCTCATGTGCTTCCTGGGCCTTTGGTTTTGATGCGTCTGCAGCAGCAGCAGCCTTCTTAGGACGCCCAGCCCCCTTCTTCTTTGTTGGCACAGCCGCAGCCGTATCTTCAGCAGAACCAGATCCGATGTATTCTGCCCCATAAAGACCCTCTACTTGCGCCTTCGCAGCAGTAATAGCCTCCTCAGACATTACCGCCGAGTCTGTGCGCATATATGTAATATGTCCATGTTCATACAGCCTCTGAGCAGCAGACATAGTCGCCTTCGGATTAATTCGGAATAGCGCAGAAACCTGCTGCTGAAGAGTACTTGTAATTAGCGCAGCCGGGGCTCCTTCTGTCCAGGGGCGTGTCTCAGCGCTTGTTACGATGCCGCCGCTTGCCCCAACAGGTGAATGGTTCTCCAAATAGTTCAGCGCTGACTCCTCATTATCCAAATCATCTGTAAGGGATGCCTCAAATACCTGGCTACTATTCATAGTAGAAGACCAAGTACCACGAATACCCATTGACGACTCTGAGGAGAAGTTCTTCACCTCTTCTTCACGCTCCCATACAAGTCTGAGAGCAGGCGTTTGACACCGACCGGCTGACAATCCTGCCCCAACATGTTTCCACAAGAGCGGAGAGATTGTGAAGCCCACCATCATATCAAGAACTGCGCGGCTCTGCTGCGCCCAGACCTTATTCATGTCTAGGACACGAGGCGCTGCCACAGCCCCACATACAGCCGTCGCAGTAATTTCATGGAATACAGCACGCTTGGTGGTCACAGGATTGAGTTTCAAGAGCAAGCACGCCGAGTAAGCAATCGCCTCGCCTTCACGGTCATCGTCCGCTGCTAAGTAAACCGTATCACATCCTTGAGCCGCCAATTTAATAGCATTAATTGCTCTCGCTTTCTCCTTGGTTAAGAAGTGATATTTAGGCTCAAATCCCCGATCGATGCCAATCGCTTCCAAGTCCTCTTCCAGAGCCCGAATATGACCGTATGTTGCGACAACAGTATAGTCTGCCCCCAGAAACCCAGCAATCTTGGAACATTTTGCTGGCGACTCGACAATGACAAGTTTCTTACCCATTTTACCGTGCTAACCAATATAAGGGAAAGTCTATTCAATTTTCAGAGTAATGCCTCGGCCCCAAACAAGTATAGAGGGGGCACTATATGACCTCGTGGCCAGGGGTAAAAAAGACACCTTCTTCCAACGAGACGACGCGACGAGCATAAATCTTTTCGATTCTCGATATGACGCCACACCAGCCTCTATTCCTGAACTACGCCTGATTGTACCACGCAACCGTGTTCAATGGGGCGGAGCAGTCGAGTTTGAAATTGAGAAGGCCGGTGATATTCTCATTGAACCGACGCTCTTGATTAATCTGCCCTCCTGGTATCCATCGACAGTCAATAATAAAAATACCCTTGTAAGGGACGACACAGGAAATTCATATGGATATGTTAACGGAATCGCATACTTTCTCTTTGAGAAGATCCAGTTTTATCAGGATAATCTACTACTCCAAGAATATTCTGGTGACGCGCTCTTTGCTCTAAGACATATGCGTGGCACTTATAACTCTGCTTTTCTTGAGGATGCCCTTACAGGTGTACATGATGGCTCTGTGCTGTCTATTCAGCGCGCAGCGACCCCTTCACAACTCCGTCTGAGAATACCGCTGCCATTCTGTCAACATCCTGAGGAAGGCGGGCTGCCGCTCTGCGCGACTGAATCTCAGCAATTTCGCTTGCGACTCTCTCTCCGTCGACTAGAAGACCTAGTTGAATATTCTGATTTGAGCACGAGAGTAAAACCGGTTCCATTTGATAGGCCATTTATCCAAACTCTCCAGGACAGCAGCACTGTATCTTTTAGATCGATACAGCGTTATATGGTTGGCGATCCAGCAATCTATCTTGAAAATAAACAGCTCTATATTGATGCGCCAGAACAGAAGGCACTTGGCAGCCAGAAAGAGGAGTATATAACAACATATAGCCGTTTCTATGAAAACCGTTTCACATTTGGTGTGACAGATTATTCGGCGTTGCCTTCCCAGGCAATCACAAAAAGACTTATTGAAGGCCGCCATCCCGCAGAGCAGATCTACTGGTTTTTCAGGAGTGGCGAGGATCTGATAGCAAATCGCTTATGGAAGTTTGAGGCTGGTGACGATGTCGCTAGCGCTGCAAACTACTATAATAATATTAAACTCACTGTCGCGGGACGTGATAGAGAACAGTACTGGTCTCCGCAAGTATGGCAAGATGTTGAAGCCCATGCGAAACATGAACGCTACTCTGGTCGCGCCATTGGTACAATGAATTGGTCTTATGGGGCACAGCATGCGCATCATGGGCCGCGTGAAATCAACCCAACAGGAACACTCAACTTCACAAGCGCAGATAGACCAACAGTATATGTTGACTTGGCACAAGTGGCTGGTGTAACAAATACTCAGATGATTCTAGTTGTGGATGGTTTTGGTACATATTCTGTAAGGGATAAACGGGGAGGATTGTTGTACGCGAACTAACCTATCAGAGATAGGTTAGTGAGCATTAGGCAAAGCATAACGCAAACTAGTTTGATAAATCAAACTAGCAGAGCATTAGGCAGAGCCTAACGCGAATTAGTTTAATAAATCAAACTAATGAGCTTTTAGCGAAGCTCAATACAAAGTAGTTTTCTTCGAGGAACGCATAAACAAATAAAGCCCTACTCTAGAAGACAGATGGATCTACAAAGGCCTCGGGGAGATATAACAACTGTTCTTGATCAAGTTAGCAGAGATGAACAAGATAATACACTCTTTCCCCTCGATGCGCCTGAGACACTATTTACCACTGACCCCAAGAGACGCATTCACCCATTTTCTATGTCTATTCAGGAGTTCCCTTACAGAGGCCCCGCTGAGTATGGAGGGCGGTTCGCATTTGATTTAGGGGCTGTTGCCGCAGGTGATTTACTCTTATCTGTTATTGTTCAAGTACAACTTCAGCATTGGTTACCCCCACAGATTGTCACTGGACTACGAGATGGAAGTATTCAGTATGCGGATGCTGCGAAGGATGCTTATGTGTGGGCTCCGTCGCTTGGTACAGCTCTTATTGCAAGGGCGGAGTTAGAAGTTGGAGATCAGGTGTTGGAGCAGGTTGATGGGGATTTCGCAAATGTGTTTTCTCGGCTTTTCCCTGACATGAATACTCAGTTGGGCATTGCGACGGATGCGTTGGGCTCTGCGCAGCAGCCGCAGCAGCAGCCGCAGCAGCAGCCACTCGACTTTCCATGCGGTCCCAGAGGCTATGTAACATGTATACTTCCATTCTTCTTCCAGCGCACCCGCCTCAAGGAGGCATTCCCCCTACTCTCAGTTCGAAGTGGAACAGCGCGAATTAATATTACCTTCCGCCCTTTCTCGGAAATTATTCAGCGATTACATCCATATGTACGCACCTCCTGCGACGATGTTCCTGTGGGGAAGACAATGACTTTTCTGAAGACGGCCAATAATAGTCAATTCACTTACAAAACACCTGAACATATTCCTCAGCCGCTTGATGTTCGCCTTGTAACATATACTGCGGTTCTAACTGGAGGGCTGCGACAAGCATATATACGAAAACCACATGACCTCCTTTACAGGGAAACACAGACTTTCCGTTTCACCGAGCCATTGAAGTATAAGGTAGGGAAGCCCAGCAGTGATACAGTTGTTATTCAACTTCCTTTAGAGGCAAATGGCCCAATCGAAGAGATCCTCTGGTTTGTGCGGCGGCGCGGTGCGACTGTGGAGTCTGATTGGATAAACTACTCTGGAACTCTAGCAACGGATGTTGATCCAGTATTTAATCCTCGTGTAGGGCTTCTTATAAATGCGAAGATTCAGGCGAACGGTTTTGAACTAGTGAATGCGTCGGCAGATTATTTTCGCGCCCATATCGCCGAGAAACATCGTGGAGGAATTGTCGCATATAATTCATATATATATGGTTATAGTTTCGCGAGGAGCCCAGGGGAGCATCAGCCGAGTGGTAGCATTAATGCGAGTCGATTAAATACTCTGCGACTTACTTTGGAGGTGGCGCAACCTTTAGTACCAGATGATTGGGAAGTCACTGTTTACTGTATTAGTTTGAATTGGATGCGATTCGAGAATGGTATTGTGAATAAGATTTTCTCTGACTAGCAGTCTATATAAAAAATTTGAAGGCTGCCACAAAATAAAAAAGATGTAGCCTTAGAATGACCAAGCCCAAAACTAAGACCAAGTTCGCACCAATGAAGATCACTGGATTCTTTGAGCCTGCGCCTCCACAGCCACCGCCACAGCCACCGCATGCCCTTACAGAGCAGGATATTAAATGGATGCACTACTTCGGATTTGACGGAACATGTTTGGAACATGACCTGCTATCATGCCGTCTGTGTAAGAGACTAGCAACTGGTCGATGTATATCAAGACTCGAGGAGCTATAAAATTGAAAGCTCCCTTCTCTCTTCTCAAACTACAAGAGAAAAATGTCTGGCACATATTTTAATGACCTTGAGAGTCAGAATACTACTACTAGTTGTACCACCCTATTATGTAACAGATATAATGCTCTAACACAGTTCCTTGGTCGCTCAAAGTTCCTTACAATTATCTTTATTCTAATTCCCATGATATTTATGTTTGCTCTTCTGATGTATATTGAGTACAGTATTCAAAATATCTACTTCCAAGGGGTTCAATATAACTTTCAGGAGTATCGTTCTATTCTATTATATCCTATTATTGCTATTGCGAGTATTACATTTATATCTGGTTCTGTTTCACTTGTATCAGTATACACTGGATTTTATAATCTCATCAGATTTGGTTCATTTATTTACAGCGCCATTGGATACTGGATCTTTATTAATACTGTTATTATTGCCTTTTGTACCTGGGAGTATCTAAACCACGATGTAATCGGATACATGTTTCTATGGTCCAGTATAGCATCAATTGTATGGCTATTCTCGAGTGCTGTTATGGACGCATATAGGATTAACTGCCTGAGCAGTTAGTTGCTTACACTCGTGAAAAATTGAAAATACTGCTGCCGACACTATAAGACACAAAAATGAATCGCATCGGTCCCCACGTGAGCATCGCAGGCAAGACGCTTCCTGACACAATCAAAGCCCTTCCAAGAGGCTGTGATTGTTTCCAGTGTTTTCTCGGCGCCCCTATTCAGTTCGCAGTGAAGAAGATCTCAGAAGAGGAGGCTGCTGCTACACAGCGTCTTCTACACCTGAATGATAAGAGAATGTATGTCCATGCTCCATATATCATTAATCTAGCATCTTCGCAGCAGGAGAAGGTCGGTCCAGGGCGCGCCTCTCTACAAAGTCTTCTAGATACGAATGCGCGTATTTCACTGACCCATACAGGGTCTGTTCTTCATATTGGTGCAAACGGTACAATCGCTAATGTTGCGGATCAACTCAATTCAATGAATATCTCTTCGCCACTGTTCTTGGAGAATTGCGCAGGCGAAGGTTCTAAACTGGGAGCGACTATGGATGAACTCCATAAACTCATGGAGGCAACTGACAGCCATCGTGTAGGGATTTGTATTGATACTTGTCATGCGCACTCGGCAGGTCTCACAGATATGCGCTCATCATCAGCAGTTGTGAAGATGTTTGAGGATCTCCCTGAGGATCGTCCTGTTATGTTTCATCTAAATGATTCGAAGGTTGCGTTTGAAGCGAAGGTTGATCGCCATATGCCCCTGGGAATGGGAACAATCTGGTCTGAAAAGCAAGATTCGCTTCTGCAGTTTGCTGAGTTGGCTCAGAATATGAGCAAGGATATTATTCTTGAGACGCCGACCGCCGCTCTCGCAGAAATGGCTTGGCTGCGAAGTGTTGAATGAGCAAGTCTAAACAATAACTATAATTAGAGACTAATGGTCGCCTCTTTATTGAGAATTGTCCACAGTGGGCCGCAAAATGAGCGGCTACAACAGCAACAACAGCACCAACAACAACAACAGCCAAACACAAAGTTTTTTAAGAAACTATTTATCAAAGCGGGGCGTTTTACGACGCAATGGGAACGCCTCGATTTTAACACACCTCCCCAATTTGGCCAACAGGCAACAATAGTTCTCCCGCGTAAAGGGCATCTCCTATCACGTCTATATCTCGTAACAAACTATCCAACAATTAATAATTTTAGCACAGAAATAGTATTAACATCAAATATATTTCTTTCTTCAAATACAATTTTTTCAACAAAGACCTTTTCAAATACTGTATTTATTACAAGTAATCTACACATTGATACAGATACATCTCCTGTTACAACAATATCACTGCCATCCGATTTATATCCCGCTTCTAATACATCGAATGATATCACATGGAGATTTAGTGGGTCTTTTAATTCAAATGGCACACCAAATAGCCCTGTATTAAGCTGGTCCATTAAAAATAACTGTAACGACCTATTATATAATTCTGACACATATTTGTATACTAATCTTTTTACTACAGACCCTTTTAGTTTAGACTTATCTACTGAATCAAATTCCCAATTTAAATATTATATTGATAATCCTGATACACCAAAGGGTAGTATTTCTAATGTATATTTTAATCTTAGTTTCAATTATATTGCCTCAAATATAATTATAACATCTAATTCTATTATACATACAACCAATAAAATATATCATCCATCTTGGACAAACTCTATAGGGCATGCTATAATTGAACGCACAGAACTTCAGATTGGCGGTGCGCGTATTGAACGTCTCGACGGACAACTTCTAGAAGTCCTTGATGAGTTTAATACTCCCTTAGAGAAGGTTCCTGTTGTAAATCGCATTATAGGACGCTCAGATGGGGCTTATGGACCTTTTTCAACTATCACGTCGAATCTAGTTGTTACATCAAATATAGATGGAAATTTTATAAATATCTATACATCAAACTATATAACAACTACAAGATACACCTACGCAAACCCTCTTAGCAATCCTCTCACAACAACAACTCCTCTGCCATTCTTTTTTAATCGCGGGGATCCAGCGGCGGCTCTCCCTGTGGATGCGATCCAGGCAGATGAGATTCGTGTTCAAATGAATTTACGCCCCTTAAATGCGCTGATAACGAATTATCCAGATAGCCAAGATTTCTATAATTCTCCTACAAGTAATTTAATCTCCTGCGGGCCGTCAAATGCGTCAGGTACAACAGAAGGATCCGCTAACTTTCCTCTCGCATCTCTTGGGTTCGGGCTTGGCCAAGGCGGCCAAGGAGCCCAAGACCGCCAACTCGGCGACACATATCTTCTCGCAGAATATATCTATCTGGACGCGCCAGAGGCAAATCGCTTTCGCCTAGCAGACATTTCTCTTCCAATCATACAACACTATCCACTCCAACCACTAGATACACAGGGTCTCCCTCAAGCACAAATACAGATCGATACACCCAATCCTGTAAGGGATATCTTCTTTTACTGTCAACCGTGGTTAGCACCAGCATATAATGCTCACTTTCTCGCTACGAAGTATATTGGCGCATCAGCAGACGCCTCGCAACCTTGGTGGCCTGATGCGAGTGGCTTAAATCCAACCAAAGAGGGGCGACTGAAACCGGCCTTTTGGCCCGATATTAATGATTCCGAACCTATAACTTCGATTGCCCTACAGTATGAGGGCCGGCTCACAAAGTTCTCTACAGAAAATACTGCGCTTTTTCGCCATATCCTTCCGAGCCTCGAACAGAAAAAGGCGCCCTGGGTAAATCGCTACTACTATAATATTCCCTTTGGAGTTCAACACGGTTTGACACCGTCCACGCGACCCACTGGCGAGGTGAATTATGATAAGATAACTCGGCGAGAACTCCAACTTACATTTCCAAAAAATTCCGCAGATGGGGCCTCGCCGCGTCTCTGGGTGCGCCCCTGGGTAGAGACGTATAATGTGCTGCGAATATATGGCGGGCGCGCAGGAACTCTCTTTGGATACTAATATGGCCCCCTAGATATCCTTCACCATGTACGTCCCATCTAGGCGATATCCGCACTTATTCTTATAGTATTCGCGTGTACCAACTCCAGCAATTACTGCGACCTTATTCCAGCCATCTCGTTTCGCAATCGTCTCCGCAGTCTTCATCAGGAGTTTACCGAAGCCGCGGTGCTGACTACCTACTGGCGCTGCCGCCCCCACACTAATTGATGTGCCATATACATGGACTTCACGGATTAGTGCGCACCCTCTAATCTCTGGAATAAACGTGCCGCCTGGCGCAGGATCCGACCGAAGCCGCAGGAAGCCATAGAGACCAATATAGGTGGCCAGGTTGCCTCCCCAGTAACCACCACCGCCGCGGAGCCAGCTCCAGGCCACCAGCAACCAGTAGACTGCTGCCTGCCACAGAGACATCTTATGCGCCTCCACCGAGATATGATACTCTGTCCCCTCGGATGCCTCATACTTCCGAACAACTAGAATCGGCGGCAACCCATCATGCTCCTTGTCGCCGATCTCCATACAGCGAATACAGTGGCAACGGAGCCCCTCCTTGCGCATCTTCTCGTGAATTATTTGGCGAAGATTTGACATTCCGCGATAACCGGATGCGATATCGGCCTTTGGAATATCTCGCACCAGGCGTTGAATGCGCACCCACGGATTCAGGCGCGTCTTGTAGTAGAGACAGACATCAATAAGATCATTCAAATTCTTCTCACTGTAAGGGGTGAAGGAGCCGGCATTATACATATCCAGAATTTTGCTCTTGACAATGTGCTTATCATCGAAAGTCTTGACAACTGCTGTTGGGTAAATCTTGACATCGTCAAACTGGAGTTCTGGCCGCTCAATGGCCTGATCGAACATCCAGCGATCCTGGGCAGGAGATGAACCGGGCAAATCAGGCATGAGATGGACGACGACCTTGAGACCGGCCTGCTTCAGAAGACGAATAGCTCGGATAGTATCCTTCGTATAGCATTTGCGGTTCATCATCTTGAGGATCGCATCATCGTAGTGCTGGACGCCGATCTGAATACGTGTGACGCCCCATTTGCGATACTGGATGATAGTCTCCTCGGTGATATTATCTGGGCGCGTCTCAAGCGTGAAGCCAATAATACGAAAGACGGCAGTCTCATTCTCTGTGATCTCCTCCTCTAGAGTGCGCGATGGCCTCTCGGTTGAGACAGTATTCGCGGCCCAATAGAGTTCACGAATAACTTGCTCGCGATATTCGAGCGGATAACTTTCCCAAGTTCCACCTGAGAAGATGACCTCAATCTTGGAGCTGTCGTTTGCGCCAATATTACCGGTGAGCTTGTAGCCCTTGATGCGGTTGTTGAACTGGCCTTTGATGTCGAAATTGGATTCGAGAGCGCGTAGCATGGCTGGCTCATTGGAAAGATATGAGCGAGGCTGCGTGGGATTGCCGGCGAGGTCCGTCTCTTGGGGACAGTATGCGCAATCGTACTTACAACTGAACCTGTTTGGGGCCAGAACAATTGTCACGACGAGAACACCGGAATTAGAACGGACTTGACTCTTAATCATCCACTTCTTCAACTTGGGACCAATAGGGACATCCGAAAAGTTCGCATTGTAGACGCGATAAATCTGTTGCTTTGACGGATTTAACTGATATTGGCGCTTGAGTTTCCTGGAGATCATATCGTACTCGGCGATCGATGGGTCGCTGTGAATGAGGTCATTCACGAAATCGAGGAGATCACTTGAGTCGGACTCGGTCACGGAGGACGCGATACTCTCAATTTCGGAGGCCATGATTTAGGTTGCTGGTGATAGAAGTTTCTTAGATAGAATTGTGTTCAATTTTTCTTAGGGTATAATTTTACGGCTCTTATAATTAGATGGCAATCGGAAGACCCCGTAATACTGTTAATACAGTACAACATAAGATGAATGCTACAACCCAAAAATTAGTTAGTACAATTGACCCGAAAATGAGAGCAAGTTTAACGAGAAAACTTACATCTCTTAAAAAGAAGCATAATTCTCTCAGCCGAGTGCCGCCTGATATTACTGCGGATAGAATGGGTATGGCACCTATCCCAGAGGCTGCTTTTGAGACAGATGATATTGATGCTGCCGCTTCTGCTCCTGCTGCTGCTCCTGCTGTTGCCGCTCTTGATACAAAATATCCTGTTACAATCCGTAAAACTTTAGATCAAGGAGATTGCTTTTATAGTGCCATTTACAGAGCTTCAAAAGAGCGTGAAGATTTATTAAATAAATTATCAAACTGTCTTTCACTTGATCCGTCTGATGAAGCGCTATTTATAGAATCGTTTCGTGACAGAGTTGCTAATAGAATAATTTCTAACGATGGCCCTATTATATATGATAATACTAAACTCCGTGCAGAGACTAATAGTAATACATATGTTAGTATAATAGAAAATTATCCTGAATGGTTTCGTGAAGAATTTGGTAATTATGGAGAAAACATAGGAGACAGAGATTCATTTATTCAACGATTAGCATACCATGTAAGGGAACCTGGAGAATGGGTTGGAGAAATAGAAGTTGGAATTATAACAGAAGAGCTAAAGAAGTGCGGTATACTACTGGAAATAAGAAGCAATACAGAGACTGAATTATATAAAACATCACAAAATATGGTTGTGATACATTTATATAATCCCAATGAACAACATTATGAATATTTTTCTTTTGAGGCTGCTTCTACTTTTCGTAAGAGTATAAAAATTCGTAAACCAGGTATTATAAAGCGTCCTATTGAGGAGGCAGACGACTTGCCCAGGAAGCAGATACCAAATCAATATAACCTTGCTAAAGAGGAGGTTCCTGCTGATAAAACAGTTCAAGAAGAATATAATTTAAAAAACAATCAAACTCAATTAGATGAACTTCAACCACAATATGATAAAGAATATGCTCTAAAAGCCGATCAAAAACGATTGGATGAACTTCAAACACACTATGATAATTGTACTAAGTCTTGCTCTATTCTGAAAAAAGAACTGGATGAACTCAAATCAATTGAACAGAAAAAAATAATAGAAAATATTACTTTAGACCGTTCAAGTAAACTTATAGAATTGTTAGCCAAACGTATATTAGACCCTTCCCCAAATTGGAAAGAAAAAATAGATTTACTTATTAATATACCAACATCTTTAACAGGTGATTACTTAAGAGGTGGTGATTATTTTGAGGCACTTTTTCAACTAGCAATAGCAATTAATATCTTACCACAATATAAAAATAAATTCATTAAATTTTATGATATTACAGGTTACAAACAATTTGTTGAAAAACCAAATTATCTATATAATAAAACTATATTGAATTCTGGTGGAGGTGAGCAAGGTATTTCTGATATTTCATTTGAAGTTTCTGAATCACCTAATTTTGACGAATCCCATAAAGATTCTGATAAATATACATGTGGAACTCCTCCATCGCCGCCTCCATCTAGTAAGAATGGCAATCCATTCTACTTTGTTAGTGTAAAAGGTTATAAGAAAGAGAAGAGTGTTAAATCAGAATATGATATCCCTTTACTCGATCAACAACTACAATTATTTCCTGATAAGAATAAGCATATTCTCGTTTGCGTTAAAAATAAAGAACAATTTCTTCAACGTTTATCAAGAACTAGAATAGAATTTTTGAAGAAAAGTATTGACTATGTTATAGGATATAATGAAGTAATTGACGCATTTTCCGAATATAGAATAGGGTTCTTTAATAGATTAGGAGATAAAACAGTAGACACCCTTATAAGGGAATTGTATCCAATGAATATTTCTGTTCAAAAACCTATGCTCTCATTATATTTTCACCAAGAACTTGTTGTAAAATCTGTTATTAATAGAATAGATACTATTGAACACAAATCTTTAGATAAACCACATTTCCTATGTATAGGTGTTTTACCGAGAGGTGGTAAATCTTTCATAGCAGGTGGTATTATCAATTCTCATAAGGAGATAAAACAGAAGGGAACTGGTTATAATGTTCTGTTTTTAACATCAGCAGTAAATGAAACACGTGACCAATTTAAATCAGACCTAATAGATAAGTTTTCTGACTTCTCAGATTTTGAATTTGTTGATGTTGTGAGTGAAAAGGGAGATGTATCATTGATAAAGGGAGATAGTAGTAAGCCAAATAAATTTTATTTTATCAGTCGTCAATTATCATCCATAAAAGAACAAGGAGAGAAGGAACAGATAGGTGAAACATCTATTATAGCAGAGCCTGATATTTTAAAGAAATTAGAGTTTAAATTAGGAGCACTTCCTGATTTTGATATAATATTTTTTGATGAGGCGCATATTGGCATTACTTCATCTACTGTGCGAAAAAATTTTCAGATAGCTTTTCAGCGTTTCAACATTCCTATTGTCTTAATGACTGCTACTTATAAGAAACCTGCCAATATTTTGGATTCATTAGAAGATCTATTTGTATGGGATTTGAGTGATGTGAAAGAGATGAAGAGTCTTTCAATGCTATCCCTAGATCAGTTTATAGAGAAAACCCCTGATGTTTTAATTCGTTATCCAAAAGTTGCAGAAGAGATTCTACGCGAACGCATTAAAAATGGTGAAACCGAGATGAAATTAGCAAAGCCTTATCTAAATTTCCCCAATCCAAATTTTATTTCATTAACGTTTACAGATTCAACAATTCGCAACCTAATAGAATCAGGTGGTGGCTATTCATTTACAAGGGCATTTGAAGTAAATTCTGTACCTGTAGACCTCTTAGACTATACAAAATACAACGATTGGGGTAATATGATAAGAAATAAAGAACATGCCTTACGTTTGCGTCAGTTTTTAACACCTGAGGAAGAGCCAGAAGATATTGATTTCTTAAAGGGTAATCAAAGAAAGTTCCGCGCTCTTAACCAGATATTTCGTATAGCGCAAGATCCAAAAAATCCTTCAAGGCCTATTCAAGGGAAACCTTTTTCTATTTTAATGTTCCTACCATTTAATTTTGGAGAAAGACATGATATTGTTAAAATTGGCGAACTTTGTAGAATTTGGGGTTCATTTATGCGTCAAGCATCTTATTGGCGTAATAATTTTGTATTTCTAACATTAAGTACATTAACTGATCCTAAATATAAACCACACCCCCAAATGACCCCTGAATTGGCAGTTGAAAGAGGATTATGTCATAGAGAGGATTTCCCTAATATAAAAGATTTGAAAAAATTAATAAGAACAATCGAACTAGAGGCTCTTAAAAAGGATAAAGGACTAGTTATTCTGTCAGGGGATGTTGCTAAAATGGGAATATCTCTTCCATGTGTTGATGTTGTTTGTATGATGACCAATAATGCTGACGCAGATGATCTTATTCAGAAGATGTATCGTGGTCTAACAGATGATCCACCTATGAAAAAGAATGGATTTATTATTGATTTAGACCTTAAAAGAATTATTCGCGCGATGTTTGAGTATGATATGGAGAAAGATAAATTAAGAACTTCTATTGAAAATGTTCCAAGCGTTGAAGAAAGACTTACAAAGGTTTTTGAGTTATGTAATTGGGGAACAGACGCATATATAGAAGACCATCCAGAAAAAGATTTTAATGATATTATGAATGATATAAAATCAATAGTTCTTGATCAACTTAAAAATAAGATATTAGGTGAGTTTGACAATAATCTTAAGAAATTAGATGAAGAGCAGATTAAACTTATAAATGAAGACTCTGATTTAAAAAATGAGATGAAAAGTGCATTAGAATTCACAAGCAGTAAAAAGGGAAAGAAGCCACCAAAACCACAAGATCTTTCTGAAAGAGGTACTGCTATACCTGAGGGAGAGAATCCAGTAGCTGAAACTCGGGGTGTAAAAGAAAGTGCTGCGGAGGAGAGAGCACCAGCACAAGCAGCAAGTCAAGCACCACGACTGAATGAAAAAGAGATAAATGAAAAGATGAAGGCAATTATTAAAACTTTTGTAAATTCACTTGTTATTAAGTCTGCTGAGCCTTGGACAAGTAATTTGAATATGGCTACATTACTCAAAAAATTCAATGAAGATAAGATGAAACTTCCAACCCCTATATCTTGTGAATGTACTGAGACTACAAACTGTAAGAAACAGCATGATAATCTCTATCAGGCTGCGTTCTGCGAATTAAAGAATTATGCGATGGTTCCCAAAACAGATAATAAGTTTGACTATAATTATGAAATTCATCAAAAAATAATGGCACTTATTGAAAATATTTTTAAGAACTCTAAACTTGTGTTGAACTGGAATATATATATTGAAAATCTTCTAAAAGAAATAAGTCAAACGAAGTCTCTAAAAATCGGAGGAAAGTATACTAGGAAATTACGTAGGCCTAAAGTAGATGGAGTCTTCGGAATCCGCAAAAAGATATAATTCAGTTTTAGAAATTATAGATAAACGGCTTATACCTGATGAGGGGGCAAAGAAGGCTCGCGGTGAGGTGTTTACGCCACTCTGCCTTGTGAGGGAAATGTTATTTGGTTTGCGTAAATCAGCTTTGGAATCAGGAAAGACTCAATTATGCGATCCATTAGATAAGAGTCCCAACCCCAAAAAGATCCAAGGTGAAATTTGGGGGATAGATGAATCTGGTAATTTTTTTGACGATGATGAGAGGGACAGAGTTGGTGGAATACCTTTAGAACTATGGAGAAACCCTAATACTAAATGGCTCGATCCTGCAAATGGTATTGGTAATTTCCCAGTTGTTGCTTTCTATATGTTAGATTATCAATTGGGAAAACATGGCCCTTCCGAATTCAAAGGTGATAAAAATAAAGATAAGCGTAGAAAGCATATTCTTAAAAATATGTTATATATGATTGAGTTGAATAAAGGTAATGTTAATACATCTAGAAAAATTTTTCAGAAAATAGTGCCAGGTGTGGAGGCAAATATCTGTTGTGCAAATACTTTATCACTTGATGATGCTAAATTAAAGAGTAATTTTGGAGTTACTAGCTTTGATGTAATTATGGGAAATCCTCCATATAATAGTGGAGGTATTCGTTCAAAAGTTGGTGGAAAAGAAGATATTGAAACACTATGGACTACATTTATAGAAAAGGGAATAGAATGGTTAAAACCAAATGGATTTTTAATATTTATTACACCAAATACTTGGATTGAATTAAAAGCAAATATAAGTGAAAAAATACTAGAAAAACAAATATTGTATTTACGTTCTTATAATTATGCAGAAGCAAATGAATTATTTAATAATTTATCAGGTAAAATTCCAATGGCTTATTTTTGTTTAGAAAATAATGATAGAAAAAATTATACATTAATTTATGATAAATGTTCTAACAATTTTATTGAATTTAATATTTATGAAAATAACTATATCCCATCAGATGGTATTAATCTTATAAAAAAAATATTAAAAGTTAGTAAAAAATATGGTAATTTAAGTAAATATTTTAAAAATACACAATCAAAAGATAAAAGTTTAATTAAAAATGATATAACTGGAAGTTATACATATCCATTAATAAATATTAGTTATGGAAAAATTTTAATAAGCTATACAAATAAATGTTATACAAATCATAATAATAAGATTAAATTAGTATTTCCTAATTTTTCAATGGGCTACCCTATATTTGATGAATATGGTATTCTTGAACCTGCTGCAAATATGATGTTTACATTATACAATGATACTGAAATAAATCTTAAAAAAATACAAGCATTATTTTATACAAATATAGTATTTTTTATAATCATTAGTTTAAAAACTAAACAAAACTTTATGAGCAATAGAATTTTTGATATCCTCCCTGATATAACAAATATACCCGATTTTCCTAAAAAAATCACAGATGATAGCTTATATGATTATTTTAAGTTTTCTAAAGAAGAAATAGAGTGTATTGAAGAGTATAAAAAGAAAGGTGAAGGTAGATTAACAAATGAACAAGTTTCGGCATTTACTAATTTTGATATAACAAAAACTATAAATAGATCTAATATTAATATGATTAAAGAAAATATAGATTTATGTTTAAATAAAGTAAAACTTCCTAAAACACGCAAAGCCAAAAAAGGCGGCTCCCCCACAAGCTGCTTCACACAAACACGCAAGAACCGCAAACAATAATACCTGTAAGGGTTATTTTTAATTAATTGTAAACGAGTAGATTTGTTTCTAACCAAGATTGGTCGTATATTATTTGGAAATTTTTAAT